GAGAGGTTTTTCAATGTACATATGTTAGGAAAATTTTGTGTGAAAACACTTGAAAAGTAAATATTGAAATGTTAGAATAATTAGTAATCACTTTTAAGGGGCTCCTGAAAAGTCGCTTGGTAGTTTGGTCGCTGTCAGCGGCTTTTCTATTTCCTTAACTGCATTTATATTACCATATCATAGAATGTTCGTCAAGCTATTTCCGGAATAAATTTCGGTTTTTCAGAATTATTTTTCAATCCATTCTAATATATCTCCTGGTTTACATTGAAGAACCGTGCATATTTTATCTATAGTTTGAATCGTTACAGATTCATTCTTTGATAATTTTGCAAGTGTTTCTCTTGAAATACCAGCCATTGCCATTAATTCAAGTTTTGATATATTTCTTTTATTAATCATATCAAGTAATTTGTAATAAGCAATCATTTATCAATTCTCCTATACTATAAAAAGAGTACTGTCTAATAGACTTTGTACCCTTTATTTACAATTATTTAATTTTATTCTTTAATTTCATCAATTTCTACAACAACATATATCTTCGCTCCTTCCATATTTGCGCAATACTTATCTAAATCTTCATTTTTTATAAATAAATATTCCCCAGAATCGACTCTTTTTATTCCATCTTCTAAATCGGTTTCTTTTTTTTCTTCCTCTTTTTCCTCTTTGTCCTTTTCCTGTTTTTCATTTATTCCGTTTGTTATTTCTTCTTTTTTTGCTGGCGGTTCTTGACTTTCTATGGAATTACCATCCCCTGATTGCCCTGCTATTATAATTATAAAAGCCCATATACATAACAAAACAGTACACCCAATTCTCGCTGGTTTTCTTAATGGCTTTTTGAATACCCACAATAAAATAACTCCTATGTATGGCGCAAATATGCATACAAGGGAAATAAACCATGTTTTCTTATAAAATTTTTCTCCTTTTGACATTTCTAAAATCTCCTCTCGTTTGTATTATTGACAAATTATACCACAAAAGAAGATAAGTTTCTACAAAAGTCAAGAGGAAAATTAAAGATTTTTGCAAAACAATAGGACGGTTGTTTCCGTCCTATGCTGTCAAGTATGCAATTTCAGCAAATCTCTTTATTCTATCGTTGCAATCTTTATATATATCCTTATAGTGCATACCCATTGACATATCAATTTGAATAGTCTGTAAAATAATACTCTCAACCAATGTAAGGTTGTTCAGTTCCGACACGCTCACGCTGTCACGATTTCCACCAACAACACTTTTTGCAAGTTTCGTGTAAACCATATACAACTTGTCTGAATTTTTACTGCCCTGTTCTTTTGCGTAATCCTGTAATAGTTTGATAACATCAGTTTCCTTTAGGCGGTTTTCCTTATTGGCAATCCTCGTTTCTGTCCATAGTTTGGATTGTTTCTCAACGAGAAATCTCCGCATAGCATAAAACTGCCTTACCAACTCTTTCTTGAATTTAACAACCACCTTAGAATTTCTTAAAAGGGTTATGACAAAGGTTGCTTGTTCCTCGTTAAGATAATACACTCTTTCTGGTTGTCCTCTTTTCCCCGATTTTAAATCGGAGAAATCAATTTTGCCAAAATCAGCAATATCACTCTCGTATTTTCTGATAATAGCAACGACTGATTCGTGCTGATTATTTGTTCCCTCTGCAATTACCTTGCTGTTTGTAAATACATCATTTTCTCTTACTTCCACTAACTCATACATAATTATTCCACCTTTCTTTCGCTACTGTCATTCGACAGGCAGGTTAATAGTTTCAATTTTGTTTGGATTTTCTTATGTATTTTGGTAAAACAAAAAGCACCTCGAAAGCCATGATAGCGTCATGACCTCCGGGTGCTGATAATTGCTCCCTCAATATTTCGTCTTAGTAGTAAAAATTGAATTTTATTTATCCTATCATGTTTTTATTCACAAGTCAATAAACCTCTTCCGCAAGCACAAGCCTGCCTCCTATATTCCTATTTCTCCCTTCTCTCGTTCGCTTCACAACATTTTTATAAACTGCATCTCCATCTAGGTTTAATTGTAGAGATATATCCCCGCTCCCAGCCGCTCCATTATTTCTCATTGCAGATGAAACCGCATTGTATACCGCCGGGTAAATGGCTTCTGCAATCCCCTGCGTAATCTGCCCATTATTGGCTACTGCTGTCTGCCCGTTACTGAACCTTCCAATAACTTCATTGTGGTTCGCATAGAAAAGCCCGTCCTCCGGGAATCCTCCATTTCTGTACTGCGGTATCAGGTCTGCAATGTTGATTTTTCCTATGCCGGATGCGTAGCCCTTATTCTTCCCCCAGTTCCCGGCTATACCACCAGACTTGCTTACCACATATCGAATTGCCGCAAGCATATTTGATAATGGATCCCATATATCCTTGTTGTATGGTGCTAACGCAAATGCCCGGAATGTAGAGTCAATTACTTGTAATATTCCCTTTGATGGAGTTCCTCTTTTTGCGTTTGCATCCCATAGGTTTATCGCCCTTGGGTTCCCGCTGGATTCCGTCTGTATCTGTTTCATCATGAGTTCCAGGTTCAGCGCACTGAAATGACCTGTCATTTGAAGTGCCTTTGTCGCAAGCCCCCTCCACTGTTCCACGCCCTTAGACGGGTTATACTGCACTGTCAGGTTTTCGTCAAATATTTTCTTTATAAAACCTGTTGCCCCATCTAAGAGTGTGCTTGCCGCTCCTTTGGCTATGGAAAGCACTGGTTCGAGCATCCCGGATAGGTCTGTGAACTTATCAAACGCAATCTGTAAAATCTTTTCTGGATGTGTTAGGTAATCCCATACATTCCCAGTAAATTCTGTTATCTTAGACCACGCTCCTGCAAAAAAATCCCCGATACCTCCTGCAAAGCACGGCATTCCATTCATTTTCTGCATAAGGTCTTTCGTCTGGCGGGCTGGCATGATTTTTGTTCCTTTTTCCATAGGGAGCATGACATTTCTTCCCTCTGGTATGAACGGTTTTCCATGTGGAGGTACGATAAGTTCTTTGTAGACATTTCCTTTCTGGTCGTTTACGATTCCTATGGTGTCTTGTGGAAGACCCCTGTCACCTTTTGCAAACTGTGGAACCGTCCATAATTCAAGTGGTTTTCCTGCTCCAACCTTATCAAGAACCCAATTGATTCCTTTTATAATTCCATTTATAGCATCGCCAATTGGTTTAATAATTCCATTTGCAATGCCTTTGAAGAAATCTCCGATCGCTCCAAATACCCCTGTTATTCCATCATATGCATCTTCGAACGCCCCCTTTATCTTGCTAGAAACTCCATCTTTCTTCTCGAAAACCGCAACAACCTTATCTCCTACATTCGTCTTAAACCATCCGCTTACCGCATTCCATACACCCTTCACTAGATTCCAGGCTGTCGAGAAAGCATTGGATATTTTGGTTTTTAGTCCATCAAATACCTTTTTAACTGGATCTATAACGTACTTATTGAACCAATTAGATACTTTTTCCCATACTTTTTTTGCGCTTTCCCATGCACTTGAAAAGAATTTACCTATTTCTTTTGTGTCAATTCCGAATTGCTTTAGGAATCCACCAAAAATTCCCCCTATCCCTTCAAGTATTTTTGAAAATCCTTCTCCTATTTTTTCCGTATCAAGCGTGAAAATTCCTGTTAGAATATCAAAAATTCCTGTCAGGGTATCTATTACACCCCCTACCATTGTCGCAAAACCAGAAATCATATTTCCGAGTACAGTAAATACAGCAGACGCTACAATCCCTGCTACTATTGTTGCAAGAGAAGCTAATATTTCAACAACCTTTTTTATTCCACTTCCTTCGTAAAAATCATAAATAGCCTGTCCTAATTCCTTAATTTTTTCCCACAAAGGGGTAACCGAATTTCTTATTTTTTCAAATGCTCCAACTAGACTATCTTTTACCATAGAAAATGCAAGTCCAACAGAATCCCTAAAAGTTTCGCTTGTGTTCCAAAGGTCTACAAGCACCGCTGCCACACCTGCTATTGCAGCCAATATTGGAAGAGACGGCAATGAAAGGCCACCAAGTGCTGTAGCTAAGCTTGTTGATAGTGAAGTTGCAATATTTCCAGATATGAGTTTTCCTATTCCAGTAAATTTAAAAAATCCAAACACTGCTATTAAAGCTGTTTCCAATGGTGCTTCTTGTATCAGACCTCCAAGCAATTCAAATCCTGCCTTTATAGCCTCCCATAATGCAGTTGCTAATTTTCCTGCAATTTCAAGAAAATCAAGTTCTGCAAGGAATGTCCCTATCTTTTGCCCTATCTGTTCAAAATCTGTTTCTTGCAATAATGTGGTAACAGTAGTTAATCCTCCCTTTATCCAAACGTTTATTGATTCCGCAAGTCCAACAAAATCAAATGTTTCAAAAAATCCGTTTATTCCGTCTGATATAGAAAGACCTATTTGCTCAAAATCAAGTGTCGTGCCAAGATTTAAAGCAAACTGTATCGCGGTATTCAGCGCGTTTGCCAATGTACTCCCAACAAGGGAAAAGTCTGTTTCTTGGAAGAATCCGTTTATCGCGTTTCCAATCCCAGTTCCCCATTTCTTAGCAGCAGACAATGCAGTTTCCCAGTCGATTCCTTCTAATGCAGCATTTATCCCGGCTCCTATGGAAATTCCGAAATTTTCAAAGTCAAATGTTTCCCCAAAAGAATCAAGGAAATGCAATGCTGTATTCAACGCCCCTGCAATTGTTTTTCCAAGTGCTGAAAAAAGTTCCGGAGAAATCAGACCATTTAAGAACTGCGCAAGACCAGACCCGAAATTCCTAGCTTTTTTATACACAGAATCCCATGGTATGCTCTCCATAGCCTTTGTTAGTGCATCTCCAATATATTCCCCAAGTTTATACAAGGAATCTATGTCGCTGGTAAATTTCTTTATAATGCTTTCTCCCGGGTTCCATTTCCCTCCAAGGCCTTCCCCTGCCGCTGCGCCACCTTCTGCTCCCCCCGCTCCGTTTCCTCCTGTTTCTCCTGAAGGTTCTGGGAAGTCTATGGTTTTCAGTTCGTCAAATGCGCGGATTCCCTTTTTCATCTTGTCAATGTTCTTTGCTGCCGTCCCAGTGGAATCTGCAACATCTTCCGCGCCTTCCGCTGCGCCTCCGAAATCCTGTGCAAGACCTCCCCCACCTTCTTCATATGTCCATCCGAATATCTGCCCGAGTGCATTTGAAATTGTCTTGGCAAACGCTATGATATGGCTCATTGCTGCATTTATTACTTTCACCACCGGCTTAAATGAATTTACCAATACGCCCCCAATTACCGCTGCGAGCTGCTCAAAGTTCTGCCTCATTATCCTCGTCTGGTTTGCCCATGTGTCTGCGGTTCTGGCAAAGTCATTATGCGCTGCGGTTGTGTTTGCCATAACGTACTGGTATCGGAGCATGGTCTTTTCTGCCTGTGACATGGATTTTATGTCAGCGTCAAGGCCATTTTTCATTGCCCATTCTGCAAGAGTGGCCTGTGTCAAATCCAATCCATATGTACGCAGCGGTACTGTCATGCCAGTGAATATTGCCTCCAAATCCTTTGCAACGTCTTTTTGTTCTACATTGTAAAGGGATGCCATGTCAGCAGTTAATTTTGTCATGTTCAGAGAAACATCGGACATGGAATCTGAAAGCCCTATATACCCTTCTGTCTGCTCATTCAGGAACTTATTGGCATCATTAATCAGCCCTGAATTAATTCCCATCGCTGCGCCCATGGACTGGAACCTGCTGGCGTATTGCTTTAAGGAAAGTTCAGACATCCCAAACTGTTCAATAGAAGTTTTCGCAAAATCCTCCACTTTGTAAGCCATGTCGCCAAATGTTGCGTCCACCACGTTCTGTACTTCTGTCAGGTCAGAAGAAATGTCCATGGCTTTCATCGCCCCGCGCACAGTCCCATAAAGGCCAAGAGTAACTCCCATTGCAGAAAGAACGCTTCTCGAAAAATTCTTTATCCCTCCCAGTGCTTTCCCTATGCTACCGTTCAGCCCATTCATGGACTTGGACAGTTTATTTATTCCGGAATTGAATGTGTTTGCAGATATCCCGCTGCTTGTGAATACATTCCCAAGCCCCCTTACTGCGCTTCCCGTCCTCCCTCCAGCATTTGCAAGCTGCGAAAGTGCCTGCGTCATCTGTATGGTGTTCTGGCTTACGTTTGGCGCGCCTGACATAGTTTGGAAAAATTTTAAAAGCTCGTCCCCGAGTTTTTTCAGGCTATTTGCCGTTGTTTCCGTCTTCTTCCCGGCATTTGCAAGGGTTCCAACTGCCTGTGTAAAAGTTATCGTATCCGTCTCTACAGATTTTGCCCTTGAGATTTTATTCATGAATTCCCCAAGGTTCTGTCCAAGTCCCGGAAGCGCAGATGCTGCTTCTCCCGCCCCTGCTCCAGCATTTGCAAGTTTTGCCACGGCATTTGTCATAGAAATTGTGTTCTGCTTTACTTCTTCCGCCTTGGATAAAGTCTGCGCAAGTCCGTTTATGGAATTTCCAAGTGATGCAAAGTCAATGTTTGCAAGGCTTGAGGTATTTGCGTTTGAAAGTCTTGTCAGGCTATTTACTAGGTTTGTCAGGTTTTTGTTGTCAAACTTTGCGTTGCTTAAAATATTGATGCCGTCCGCAAGCGGACTTAGCGCGTTTCCTACCGCCTCTATGTTCCCGGTCTGAATAGCCGCAAGCCGCTCAATTCCAGTAGCCAGACGGTTAAAATCAGTTTTTTTAATTCCCTGAAGCTCTTTCATTCCAGAAGCCAGTGTCTTTACGCCAACTCCGAGATTTTTAATCCCAGTTCCGTTAATATTGGAAAGTTTTTCTAAACTTGTAGTATCAAATTTTAATTTTTTAGAAAGTGTTTCTAGGCTTTTAGAAAGAGAATCAATTGACTTCTTTGCTTTACCCGCCTCTGATGTTATTTTTATTTCAAGAGAATCTATTTCCGCCATGTCTGCCACTTCCTTTCCAAAATAAAAAGAGGCGGCTTTTGCTACCTCTTATCTTTCAATCATTTTGTTTGCCTTTGTTAGAACAAAGTCTTTTATTTCATTAAATCCCCATCCGTATTCCATGAGGCTTGACACGAGCATTTCTGCGTTCTGGTCTTCAAAGCATTTCCATGTAATCTTTTATTTTGTCGAAAGTCCAATATGTATTTATCATATCGCCAATCATACAGGTGTATTTTCTTATAGTGGCGTTCTGTTCTTCTGATAAATAATTCCTAAAACTTTCAAATTCTTTTGCGTGGTATTCTTTAACTAACTGTTTTGTATCTTTCCCAAACAAAATATCATAAATTAAATCTGAATAAATATTCGGGACATCCGCACCGCTTACTGCAATAGTGAATTTAGATATTTGCTCATTCTCAAATCTTAATTCTTCAACTGAAATATCTCTATTATCTTCTGTGGAATTGTTTTTCGGAATTACAAAAAACTTATTCCATGTATTTTCTAGTTCAATCGAAATCCTCTCGTTTTCTTCTTTTCTGCATTTTTCATAATCTGCAACATTCCCATGCTTTTCAATAATTTTCTTTATTTCTTCTATATCAACTTCTGAAAACCATTCTCCACCAACATTTTTGTCTTTATAAAGATTGTGCAATACGACCTCTAATTCAAAAGCATTTGATATAAAATCACTTTTGTAAATAAGTTTTATTGTCGGACAGCCACAAGCTAATTGTCCTAACCTTGTCGCTACATTGTTGCTTACTCCGATTTTAAAATTCCCATTATATTCTGCAACGTAAATTTTCTTTATTCTGCTTGCTTTCATATTTATTGCCGCCTTTCCGCAAAATTGCCTTGTTTGTAATCAGCAGGGAAACGGTTAAGGCTTACCGCTTTCGGCTGTACACTCCTATCCCCGCTGGAATTGCCATGTTTATCGCAAAACGTCGTTTTATTTCTCAAAATGTAAATTTTTGTATAATTTTAACAAATTTTTATATGTTTCACGTGAAACATATAGTTAAATTAAACATATTTAAGTTTAACTTTTATTAAAAGGGCGGAAAGATTTGACCCATTTCCGCCCTTGCTGAAATTCCTATTTTACATATACCTTTCCGTTGTGCATTGCCGCAACCCATCCAGAAGGTGTGCGAATCCATATATCTTCCCCGTTCCTTTTCACGTCCTTGCAAGTGACCCTCGTACCCTTGTCTAAACACCCATCTCCATCTGCATCATGGTTTCGCCCATCTCCAGTAAGCTCACTGTGTTTTTTTGCCCGGTATTCTGTCCCAGCCCCTTCCCGGACTTTCATCTCTGCCTGCAATGTGTATACGCTTCCAATCTGGTATTCTTTCTTTTCCATTTGTGTCCTGTTGGAATACACTTTTTCGAGCCTTGCCCTGGATGCATTTCCGCACAGTCCGTCTTCCTTCAATTCATTGTCGTGCTGGAATTTTAACAGGGCTTTTTCTGTGTTCTTCCCGAAATCCCCATCTGCACCGTCTGCACCGCAAGAATACCCGCAACCTATAAGCATAATCTGCATATCTTTCACTTTCTGCCCTTTATCCCCTTTTTGCAGCCAGCTTCGGCTAACATCCTGTGCAACATTTTTATTTGGAACTTCCTCACCCGTATTTTCGAAAAGCGTGCGGATTTCCATTAAGTCACTCCTTCGGTATACGCTGGAATACACAACCCCTTTCCCCGGATTGTTTTTCGTATTGGAAGAGCCTCCAATAGATTCATACATGCCGCCATCTCCTGCGTAGAAAGCAATGTGCGTTGCGCGTCCATTTTTTCCGAAATAAAGCAAATCTCCCTTTTTCTTCTGTGATGAAGGAATCTTTTTCCCGATTTTGCGGTAACCGTCCGCTGTTGTCCGGTTCACTTTAAATCCAGAATCCAGAAGTACGTTGTATACATATCCAGAACAATCATATCCGCCTTCTTCCATGGATTCCCCGCCCCAGACATATGGCTTTCCAAGGTATTTTACACAATTTGCAATAATATTTTCCCTGCTCATAAGTTACCTCCTAATGATTTAATTCAAAATTGGTTTTCATAGCTTCTAATTTTGCTACGAACAATTCTCGTTGCCTCTTAATTTCATCTTCTGTCATAGGTTTGTTATTCTCTTCTATCTCCTGCAACAGCGGTTTCTTTATGTACTTTGTTTTTGCCCTTCTTCCGGCAAGACAGTGTTCTATTGCTACTGATACAGCAGATAGCATGTATTGCCCTTGCAACCACGAAAGATAGTCTTTTTCTTTTAGTTCTTCGTTGTGCGCTTTAAGGTATGGTTTCATGTCCGCAGGGCTTGACCAGTCAATGTCATCTACGGACAATCCATATCCTTTTGTCGCAACCATCAACTGCGGGCGTACTTCCTCGCAGTAGATTTCCCATGTTAAATCTCTACTATTTTCCCGTTCTGAACTACTTCCAATCTTGGTTGAATTTCCTCCTCTATCTGTTCCACTTTTTTCTGCTCCTTCTGGAACAGGCTCCGTAAAAAAGAGTCTTGCAATAATGCTTCCTGCAACTGGTTGGAAAATGCAATAACGTCGGCATCTTCGCCATCCATATATTCCTCAACAAGAGCAAATGCTTTGTCTAGTTGCTCCTCCTTCCCTTCGCCCGTATCGCAGTTATACTTAAAATCCGGGTGGTGAACTTGCAGACCGACGAGTACCGCTTCTGGCAAAAATAAAAGTAAATCCTCTATTTTCTCAAAATAAGCCTCCTTGTCATCATTGGATAAATCCGCAAACTTAACGAATTTTGAAATAATGTGTTCTTTCAATGTAGGCTTGTATGCAAACTTGATACTGTATTCTTTTTTCCCGATTTTTAATTTCATAATTTATTTACCTTTTCCTTTCTTTAAAAAGATGTTGCTGCTGTAAACGCTACTTTTTCTTCCATTCCGCGGTATTCCTCAATGGTAAGTGTCATTTCAACCACAAGAAGCTCGTTCTGTCCAAATTCTGGCTGTGGGATTGCCGTAGGAGGCTGCGCGACTACAAAAAACGCTTCATCAAATCCCGGAACGATTGTTTCAAACCACATTCTTTTCCCGGTTGCTTCCAGTCCTGCAAAATCAGAAATTACGTCTTTCCATTCTGCATTTGTTTCTGGCGTGAAGTTTACTCCAACAGGGAATGACCCTCCTGTGTCTGCCCTGCCTCGGACATACCTGTTTACAAAATCCTCTAATGCGCTTGCGTCAATCTGTTCATTTTCAATCGTGATTCCTCCAATTGAGTTTATCCTGTGCAACTGTGTAAATATTTCTGGTTTTTTCCCGGCCTCTGCTTCCACTCCATAGCCAAATGTAATTCCTAATGTGGAAATTCCTGCTTCCATGTATATTCCTCCTTAAAAATTTGCATAAAAATAAGAGCATTTCTGCTCTCTATGTCTGTTACAATATGTCTCCGTCTCCTATTACCCTTCTGTATCTTGCTGTGGTGATATATATATCTCCATTGTTATTGTGCATTGGCATTTGAAAAGGCTTGATTCTCATACTTTTCATCACTCTTAAAACCTCTCTTGCCACTTCGTCTGTTCTGCTGTTGTTTTGATTGTCGGAAACGTCAACTTGGAACGCCGCATTAACTCCTGGTATTGATGTTCCCTCCAAATCCGAACCTACTTCCTGCGAATCAATCATGTGTATGTACACCGTAGGAAACTTAGGCTTTGTTGATGACCTGTCACTTGTGGTAAAATTGAGGTCTTTATATTTCGCCTTTATCTTTGTGGAAAACTTCGCTTTTATCAGCGAAAATACTTGTGTTTCTATGCTGTCAAGCATTTAGACCACCTGCCTTTAAATGGTAGTTTCTCCTTTATTTTTTAAGCCGGAAAAATCTAATCTTTCTGCAATTTCTCCCATCTTTATTCTGTCACATGGTATAGTTCCGGTCGCGATTCTTCCTCCGAAATTACTTTCCGAATCTTCCTTTTCTCCGCAATATGAGTAGTAAGGTGGGTTTTTATGAATCAACGTTCCACTAAGGTTTGGATTCAAATAGGCTGGTGTGTAAACTGTATCATCTTCTGATGTTTCCTCTCGTGTAATCTTCTCAACAAGCTTACCGTCCTTGTCGTATTTCTCGGTTGTTTCAGTGATTTTTGTTTTAACCATGATTATTCTCCTTTACTTAAATATATCCTTTGCTATCTTCGGCACTTCTCTTATCAGTTCCATGCTTGTCAAATACATAAAAGGACGAGCAGGCATTCCCTCTGTATAATGCCATTTCCCGTCCTGCCCCGGGTAAAACCAGTAATATCTTCCCGTGCTTGCGTTCTGCCTTATTGTCTTTCCGACATTGTAATCCCAACTTACTCCCTCTGGCAGAGGATAGGGGTATGGTTTGTCCTCGCCTCGCTGTCCTGTTCCGAACTCAACAAATACAGCATGGGAAGAATCGGCAACTACCGCAAATATCGCTCCATATTTTGTAGAATCTATATACTTGCTTTGTATGCTTGCTATCAATTCTCCTGTGAAAATTGCGTCAAGGTCGGCTATCTGAACCTGCGCAATATCAACTCCCAATTCAGAAAGTCTTTTTGCCAACTGTGCCGCTTTATTCGTTAAATACTCTTGATACCTAATGAGGTCTTTCTGTAGTTGGCGGATTGACGAAATGGACAGGTCGGCTTTAAGGGGTTTCTTTGCCATAGGCTACATTCCCGCATTTGCCAATCTCATATTTTTAAGTTCAGTTGTTCGTATCTGCACTTGACCGCCCTCAATATGAATATCCATTGTCTGAACATTTGAAATGTCAATAGGCTCTCCGTTTAGCCTAAATCGGTTTCCTTTTTCCTGTGTCATGTCGATAACAAATGTGTTCAAATCATCAATTCTTGTCATGCCCTACCTCCTACAAAATATCCAACTCCTTAAACGTCTTTGCCAATTTTGGAAATTGCGTCGCAATCCAGTCTACGAGAACCTCGTCCTTCATGTAGCTGTACAGTCCGCTTTCTCTGAAATACGCATGAATACATTCGTGAGACAGCGTTTCCTTATAACACCGCTCTTTTTCTTCTTTTGTATCTCCGTCGCCAAGCATATTCTCTTTTGGTCTTATCCTTATTCTGTTGGAATATGGATGGCAGATACCGTCCGCACCGTCTTTTAGGATTTCTTCATCTGTTTCAATCGTGTATTCTGTTCCAAGAATATTTACTTTTGTGCAATCATCGTAATACTCTCCTGTTTCTACTGGATATTTCTTTCCTTCTACTTCCAGATACTCAACGTTTCCATCTTTATCCTTCTTGTAAATTGGTTTTAATGCCATATCGCACCTCACTTAACTACTGCCTTTAACACATACTTCACAAAATTAAGGCTTTCAGATACCTTTATAACCTCGTAATCTGCCGATATAGGGTCTATAATCTCATTGTTGGTATCTTTGTACCCTACCTCGCTTTTCGTCCAAATAAGGCTACCCTCGACGATTGGATAAGCACCTTTTTGACATAGCAGAGTGGCGTTATAGTCAGAGGTCGACAAGCCAAATTCTTGCGCCTCTGCCTCTCCGCCACTCATTGCTAAACTCGATAAAAAAGAGACAGGCTTGCTGTAGCCTATCTCATATTCCCCTGTTTCAGACGGTATTTTATTCCCGTTTTCATCAAGGTAATAAATGATGTTCCCGTCGCTGTCCTCGTAGTACTCGTAGATGATTTCGCCGTTTTCGTCACGGTTGTAGATTGGCACTTCTCCGATTTGAAGGGCATATTTCATGGATTGCTTGTTTTTTAGGAGGGTGCGCATAAAACATCACTCTCCTACAATATCAATGCCATACTGCACAGCACATTCATGTTCAATCTTGCACCCTCTGTAGTTCCGCCAACCCTCTGCAAAATAGGCGCAGTCAGCGGTAGATAGTAACTCCAAAGATTTTCCAATATACCACAGTCCAGAATTTGCATTGCCTGGCGCATTTTCCTCAATAAAGCTGTCGATTACTTCTACTTCGCCAAAACGCTCCGTGACGCGCTTTATAATCTCGGCTCTTTCTGTTTTGATTTCTTCGTCTGTTTTACCCCTCATGGGCTGTGAAATAAATAATTTCTTCATGTTCTTTAATCCCCCTCAACCTCTGGAAGTCCTGCAACGCTTGTCAAGATAGACAAAATTCCTGCCAGTGCAGAGGCAGACGCTACCATAATCCAATCCACGTTACCGAGTGCCGCCGCTGTGCCGATTGTGGCAATGGAAGTTTGTGCCACCGTTTTAACTGCTCTGATTCCTGCCGCATAAATCCATTTCTTTGTTTTATCGCTCATTATTCGTCATCCTCCTTATTCAAACGCCTCTCAATCGTATCAAGTCTGTGATGTGCTTGTTTTGCCGAAGCCTCGATTTCTACAATCTTTTCAGCGTGTTTCTGCACATCTTTTTTAACCGCCGACACATCATACTTAATATCAGTTGTGTTTCGGTTAATTTCATCAAGTTTCAGATTTACCCTTGTCTGTTCTTCAATCCGTTCCCGAATTTCTTTTTCGTCTGTATGCTTGCTGTTCTTTGAGTTAAAATAAATAACAGCCCCTACCGATATAGCGCTTATGCACACACCTATGAGGCTGATAACGATTGGTAATGTCATAACTTATCAATCCTTTCTGTTTCTTAAATCCGTCTGCCCTCCACCTCCTAATGACGGACGCCCTGCAACCCAAAGCTATCAATCCAGATAGGTTTTGAGCCGCGCACAATCTTCTAAGTAGGATTATGAAATTACGCCCCTTGTCCTCAATGCGGAAAGAAGCGTGTTGTATGCTGATATGACATCAGATATATCCGTTGTGCTATAATCAATGTCTGATACCGTTTCTGCTGTTCCTGTCAGAGTCTGCAATGCGTCAACGGTCGTTTTCTCGGCGTATGTAGCTGCTACATCAGCAGTCTTTGCGTATGCGGATAAATCAATGTCAACCGCGCCGTCTGTTGGCGTGAGAGCAACGCCATCAACTTTGACTTCTCTGATACTGCCGCCTGCCGCTTCCTCAATCATCTTGTCGATGCGTACCCAGTCTCCATTTGTCCTACCGAAAATTGCGTCTTTTGGCCTGCTTGGTACTTCTGGTACACCAGATACACCGCTGTTCCAGTCCTCGCCATTTTGTGAATATTCAAGTCCGTTTGTACTTGCTCTAAGATATGGCGCGGCTTCATCTCCGCTTGCGGTCTTTACATATTCCATTGTCGGCGGCGCTTCTTCCTCCAGCTCCTCCGGCATGATGATTCCGCCCTCTGTAATGGCTATTTTCTGCCACTGTGTGCCGATTGTTGTTCCGCTCGTCACGCGAATTTGAAACTCGTCTTTATCAGTCAGAATCCAGTTTGGAATACCGCACTTGCCGTCAACAAGGTCGCGCGAATCCTTGTTATTTTTCTTTATAAACTCGACTCTCTTTCCTCCCGGAATCGCCACAAATTCTTCATCGAAGTTAAAATGTAGCCCGAAATAGCTGACTGCGCCGCTGATTAAAGGCGTTTTGTCATTCGGGGTTCGCGTAATTGCCATATTTTTGACATCAAATTCAATATATTTCATTTATACCCTCCTATAAGACTACTACATAATTTGGAAAGTTTGATATTAAGTCAAACGTAATCCATGCCGCTTGGTAGCTTCTTGATATGGAATTTTCAGAATGAGAAGTTTGTCCCTCTGCCCCTGCTTTTGCATAAATATCCACGCAAGCCATAGCAAGGGAATTTTTCCCTCTTTCCAAATCGTAAACAATATTTCTTTCCGTGAAATGCTTTGGGAAGTGGCACTCGTTTGTGACATACTCGATTACAAAGTCGACTATGGATATGGGGAATTTCTCTAACTTCTCCCCTGTTTCTTCGACATACTTCTTCGCTTTTTCGGAAACATAGTTTGTCAGTTCGTTCATGCTCTCCATAGTGCCACCGCCTTTACAGTTCAAACTTTTCAATCAGCATTTCTTTCAACTTGCTACCGCTCGTTTCAAAGGCGTTCTCAATACCCTCTGCCGCCGCCAAGTTCTGCAATTCTGCGGTACTCATTTTGTTAATGTCGGTCTTTGTGTACTGCTTATCTTCTTTGGTTTCAAGCGTGATGTCGTCATCAGAAAACGGCAGAGAGTTCTCACTCCCCGCCGCATCAATTTCTGGCACATCTTCCCCTGCCTGATAATACTGCCCGTTTACCTTTACCATGTGGTCGTAAACCATATAGCCACACCTCCTATTTAACTTTGATAACAAAAATGCTGTCCATGCCCTCGAATGATGGAAGCACAATCTGGCTGGCCGTGGTTGTGACCGTAAATGACGGCTTGTACTCATTTTGCACCGCTACGGCGATGCCGCTTTCAAGTACCGTAATATCAACCGGGGCCTGCGGAATATCCATAAAGTTTCCGATTGTCGTAAGCTCCTCTGGCGTTGTGCCTCTCCATGTGTTTCCGAGCTGACCACTGCCAAGAATCGTCACATAGTCGTCGGGGTAAAATTTCTTCTGCGTGCCGTCATAGTCCTCAAATGCCTTATCATAAGCAATCCAGTCAAGACCAAGTTTGCGGCTGACAACTTCCTTGACAGTACTCCTGTCAACAAAGTCAATCGCCTGCCCTGTAATGGAAATAAGAGCGTTCTTAATCTGGCTGTTTTCAAGCAGATAGTTGAATGTCGTAGTAGTACCGATAATCGTTGTAGCCTGAACGCCGATACTTGCAAGGTACTCAATCGCCTTGTCAATGTCGGTAAGAGGCTTTGAAGTTGTCGCATTGTCCCATGTGTCATTTCCTGTCAGAGCAAGGTAATTCTTCGACTTCCAAGAGCCGTCCGAATCATAGTCATAGGTTGCGGTCGTGTTGTCTGCCATAGGAATAACAATCTTTACTTCTCCACTGGTAGGTGCAAGCAGATTCGTCCTCATACGCTCTGCGGAGATTTCCGCACCCTCAATAAGATTTTCCGTGTCGTTATACATAGAATCAATGACAGGCTGTAAGTACGGGTCGTTTGCTTCTCTGATTCTGGAAAGCTCCATAAGGTCATGCTCTCTTACAATTATACTTTCTCTAAAGAGCGGCATTTCTTCTTTGGTTTTATATGCTTCCCCTCTCGGTCTGATAGTAGGAATTGCGTCAAAGTTAGACGGTTTCAATGCCACGCCTAACCCTTTGTGCGTCCTGAACCATGCAAGGTCAATTCCCATCTTCTTTTTTGTTGGGAAATATGCTTCTCCCAAAAACGGAATTTTGTTGCTCTGCGTTTCGGTCATGTATGCCGCAATCGCAGGGGTGTTATATACTTCTGAAATATACATTTTCATTCTCCTTTTCTGAATTTTTGCAAACAAAAAAAGACTGAATGTATCAGCCTTTCAAAGTGTCTTATTGTTAAAATTAAGCACCGCCGCCGCTTGCCGCCGCAACTGTGATAATCGGTTCTTCAAAGCGGATACGGTTTCCTGCGTTGTTCATTGCCGTTACCAATGCGCCGTCGTAGGTCAAACCGCTGTTTTTCTGCGCCCTGCCTGTATGCACATATGCTTCCGTCAGGATTGTACCCTGCGGTCTTTCTTCTTGCACATCCACAAGCAGAATACCGACTGCGCCAGTCCACGGTGTAGACTTGACAGGCTTTCCCGCCTTGTCAATCGGTGTTCCTGCCTTGACTACCTTTTTCCCTGTCGTTTCATCCGCTGTCGCAGTTGAAAAATCAATCGTCATGGACACGCCCTTAAAAGGCGGTCTGTTCAAAATCTCTGCGCCTGCGCCAAAAGTTTTTGTTTCAACTAACATATCTCCTCTTGCCATTTCTCTTTTACCTCCTATAATTGTTCAAAATTGATTCATTGGCCGTTCCAGCCCTCTTTGCAGAAGCAACCGCCATGTCCTTAGCCATAGAATTTGTACCTCCGTCTCCAGACTGACCGCCCGGATTTGTGGAAGCATGAGCGATTTCCTGTTCTTTCGCATTTGCTGCCGCCGCTTCTTTCTCAATGATAATCTGTCCAAGAATTGTGTGGTCTACAGTTCCGTCATCTTTGATCACCTGTTTTGCCTGTTCTGCCGTAATCTTGTAACTTTCTGCCGCCGCCGCCCTCTGATTCTGAATGGATATGCTCTTTTCAAGCTCCGCCACCCTTGCATTGGATTTTTCCAGTTCCTTTTCAATTTTTTGCGTTTCTGTCATCTTGCTTTCTTCGATTTCCTCAATCTTTTTCTTCAATTCCTCCGCATTGGCGGCACTTGCTTTCAAGTCGTCAAGTTCTGTTTTAACTTTTTCCGCTTTCCCTTTTTCTCTTGCTACTTCGGAATTGTTTTGGTTCAGCAGTTTTGTTACCTGCTCGTCCGTTGCCTCTGGAAACAGTTTCAGTACATCTTCCCTGGTCATAATTTTTTACCTCCATTTTTCGCACATTTTTGTTACCGCAGGTCGTATCCTGCTACGATTTGCAACTTTCCGCAGTTGCCGCTTATTTTTAGATTTATAAAAAGCACATAGATTTCTCCATGTGCTTAATATCAGAAATATTTGATTGAACATCTACATGACACCACTTGGGATGGATTTAGCGAAAATTCTTCATCACGAGGAAAATTCATCAAACTATCACCCACTACAAACTGCTCTGAAATTTCCAAAACTTTATCGTCGAGTTCTCTGTGAGAGTGCCTTACTCTCCTGTCTTTCATGGTTATCCATTTCTTTTTTGTTTTTCCGTCTTTTAATGCCTGCACATATTCATCATGCGAAAATACATTGTTGCTTTCATTCTCTGCGATAAACCTTGACCTATCAGCCGACAAATACCATTCATCATCTATACTGTCAAAAGTTGTCTGGATGAATGTGTTTGTAAATTGGTGTATGTAATCCTCCAAATATTCGTCAATGCCCATGTAACGCTGTAAAATCTCCGTATAGCGGTTATTTATCTGTAAGGCTATATAATCCTTGTCTATGGCATTGCTTTCTCTCATAAGAGCGATTAAAGCAAATAGGAACAGCATCAAATCTTCTAAATCCTCCGCTACTTCTATCCGCTTTTCTTTTTCCTCGTCTGTCAAATCCATGTCGCCAAAGTAGGTATCGAATGATTCTGAACGTCTGTACGGTGTAGGTTGGTTTAATTCATCAATTTCCCTCGCCATTAAATCACCAACTTTATAAAATAAAAAGACAACCGATTTTTCGATTGCCCTTTACTTTCTGTTTTATTTGTTCTTGTGCCAAATGTCATCTCCTATTGGCGTTTCCAAAGATTTTTCAATACTCCAACCTCTGTAAATCCTTTGAGCCAAAGTTTTATATGGTATATTAAATTCTCTCGCCCATTCTGCTACGGTTTTCTTTTCTCCACGATATTCTAATACATGATTGCTTCTTTTGTTATTTGCTTGTTCAATAATCGTAGACCATTTGCAATTTTCTGGGCAGTAATCCCCGTTTGTATCTTTTCTATCAAGTGATATTTCTCTTGAACTTTTCTTTTCGTCATAACCGTTAGCATAAGACCATTCCATGAATGGAATAAATTCTTGCCACTCTGGACATATCTTAATTCCTCTTCCGCCGTAATCCCTGTAACTATCAACTTTCGGATTGTAGCACCTGTTTTTCATGTTACACCAAATCAAATATAATCTCGTATCTGTCATATCATGTTTTATTTTTCTCTTTTGCATTTCTTCTTCATTTAGACAACCGCAACTTCTTGTTAAACCTCTTTTAAGGCTCGTTGCGTGAACTATTGTATATTTTCCACAATCGCATTTGCACCTCCATCTTGTTTGTTGACTTTTCCCATTTTTCGATATATAGTTTTCTGCTCTTTCAATTACAGTTAATCTGCCAAATCGCTGACTTGTCAAATCATTAAGTTTTGGCATATTCATCACCTTCCTTTCAAAACCATTATATCATAGTTGCTAGTTACTTGCAAGTTATTTTATTTATTCTTGACAGTCTTTAACTAGCAATTTATAATACAATTAACAGGAGGTGTTAGTATGCCGCAAGGTAAAATTGCAGAAAACAAGGTTAAAACAACTATCGTTATGGAGAAAAACTTAAAATCATCATTGGAAGAACTCGCTAAAAAAGAAAGGCGTTCTTTCAATAATCTTATGGTTAGCATTTTAGCTGATTATGTAGAAGAAAAGAAAAGGTAGTTTATTCAGCTACCTTTTCTAATGCAATTTCTTCTTTTGGCTGTTCTTTCGGCTGTTCTTTGACTTCCTCTTTTTCTGCCATATCTACCGTTTTGTACAGATTATCAAAATACGGTTTACTCAATATGAATACTTTTTCAGCGTCTCCCCAAAGTCCACACGTTGCCGTTGCTACTTGCGGATTTATTCCTGCTTGCAGTAATACCGTCAACGCCTGTGCTTTCGTATAAAGATTATCTAGTGGAGAGTGATTTATCTGTGCTTCAAAATCTCTTGTCGTAATCCCTAAGTCATCTCCCGATATTCTTAACAGATTTAATACTATTTTTGCAAGTTTTTTATCTCCTGCTTTCACGAGAGGGTCTTTCAATTTCGCCCTTGTTTTCGAGAAGTCCCATCCCGCGCGCAAACTCACGGCTCCTTGAGTGTCGCCGCCAGAATTTTGGCTCTCTCGGTTCGGTATAGATAATATTGACAATGCGTTATCCCACAAATCGTCTTTTGCTACTTGGCTTTCTGTCTGATTTAACTCTTGTGACATAATATCGACATCAGCTTTATTCTCGCCATTATTTGACTTGACAACCAATGCCCCCATTAATTTCATTTTAGTAAAGGTTTCTTCATCTATGTCACAGTTTACAAACTTTACCCACGACTGAACAAATTGCTCTATGGAATCCATTCTGTTAGACTGCATATTATTGATTGTGTCTAAAATATCAATCACAAGTTCGATGTCCGAAATTCTTTCGTGATTGTTCGGATATTCAATAATGGGTATATCACCAAATGCGTGTAATTTGCTGTTAATTACTTTTCCATCTTTTATGATAAACTGTTTGTTCTTTGAGAAACACAGTTTGTACCATTCTTTGTTTTCATCTTTTAATTCCTGCACCGCAAGTAATGGTTCTTCTGTGCTTCTTGAATATATAACAAAAGTATTCATTGGACTTGGTGATACAATTCTGAATGGTAAATCGCTGTTTTCTGCAATTTGAACCGCCTTAAAAGAAGTTCCCGTTGCCGACTGCCATTCACCAGCCTTAATATCTTTTGACTGTTTGTCAGCGTCAACCATATAATCATTTAGAACGTCAACAGCTTTATTGATTCTTTCATCATCTTTTCGGCTTATATACTGTACTGGCTCTCCGTATGTCTGCCCTGTCTTAAACTGCACTATCTCATAAGCATGGTTTTCAACGATATAATTCACAATATCATCTCTCACTGTCTTTTGTCGGTATCTGATAGGTTGGTCTCCTTTATAGTAATCCCAAAGATACTTAAATATGGTTTTGTTCCAGTTAAAATCCCCTATACAACTACCCACAACAGAAACAATGTTTTCTTCTGTGATTTCGTCCACATCAGCATATGCAATTTTTCTTCCATAACAGCCTTGAACAAGGTCTTGCAGATGTAATCTGTTCATGGTTCACCGCCTTAATTCCAAAATAAAAGCAACCGCCTATTATTGCTCGGTAGTTGCTCTGTGATTTTCTTCAAATATTTTGTTTGCCACGTTTTTTAATTTATTGTGGCAATCTTCACAAACTTCTTTAACCTCATATTTGCTATCTTTTTCAATACACATTTCCCTTAATTCTCTTGGATAAATGTCAATACCGCCTACTAAATAGCAGTCATCTACAAATCTGTTGCATAAATCACATCTATATGCTTTTGCCATAATTACCCTCTCTTTCCGCGCAAATCAAATATCCATATGTGCTATGACTTTCATAATCTTGTTCATCATGCGTTTGTTAATCCTAAAAACCGTTGTTCTGCCCACATTTAATAACTCTGCACATTCTTCTATTGGGTGTTCATTATTCCTCATGGTAAACAGCATTTTCTCCTGCGTTGTAAAGTTTGCGTTTTCGATTATGTAGTCAAGTTCCGGTTTTGTGAAGTCGGGGATTATGTTTCGTGTCCTCATGCAGTCCCCTCCTTAAATATTATTTTCCCACGAAAAAAGACGCTGCCGTCGTGCAACGCCTTTTTGTTCGGGAGTATTTTGTCAATGAAAAACTCTGTGTGTTCTTCGAGTATAACTATATCAAAATATCAATAGGACATTCTAGGACACATTTTCACTTTTAAGATACAATTCCCCATATTTCTTTTCAAATTCCTGCAATGCCCTGCCATGTAGCCTTGTTGTGTTTCTGAATGAGTAATGCATATCTGTAGCAATTTTTTCAAAAGTTTTTTTCTCTATGTACCTTGAAAATAGAATATCATAATGTGTTTCATCTTCCATACTGTCAATTTGTGAGATTATCTCATTTTTCTTATCCACATATTCATCTATCAGTTTATCAATACTTTCTTCCATTGATTCTATTTTGCAAAACGCTGTGCCGATTTTGTCATGGTTAGGTGTCTTCTGCACTCTTTCCTCGTTTGGTATGGCAGATAAACCGTATGATAATTCCTTTAGCTGTGCCAACTCTGTCAGCTTATTTTTTATCATGCGGTCAAGTCTGCTTATTTGAGAAAGATATTCCTTGGTAGATGAAAATTTATTAGAAGTCATATCCATATCCTCCTGTTCTGAATGGGTTTTGTGCCGCTTCAACTTTTGCTATCCTTTTTGGTTGCGTAACAAATAAAGCGAAGTTTGCTAATCCGTCTGGTACATCGTCATGGTCGTTTTTCCCAACCACTGAATACGTCATCAGCCAACTCATCATTATTCCGTAATCATCTTTTGGCTTATAATTCTCTCTATCTTTAAACAAAACATGTTTTTTCACCCAGTCCGCATTGACAATAATTCTCGTTTCCTTATTTGTTTCTGTCGGCTTGTCCGTAATGTTGCACCTACCGCCTTTTTCTTCTACTCTCTTATTGACTTCATAGGAAACTCTGTCACCGCCAGAATTACTTTCAAATTCACACTGTTGCATATTGTGTTCTACAATAATATTTGACAATCTCTCGTACTGCACTCCGTAATCCGTATTGTCGTCACAAATACAGTCAAGTAAATAAAAGTCATTGTCATATTGATACATACAAGGCAGAAACATAAAATCTGTGCCCTTGTTTTTTACATCACATATTCCAAGTATTGCGTCTGGTTCTCGCATAGGCATTGACATAAATCTCCGTATGTCGTCCTCGTGGTAAAGTAATCCCTCTCTTTCTATTGGTTCATTTTTATAAAGACATCTGTATGAAATGTCGTCCATTCCTAACTCTTGGTCGTGGAAAAATTCTACCGACATTCCGTTATATTCGTAGTCAAAATTACTTTTTCCTGTTTCGGGGTCTATGTCTGGGACTGCAATAAATTTTACTCTTTCGTTTCCGGCATATATCTGTTTTAATCTTCCAATTACATCATGGACGCTCCACCTTGTAGCAATATGTATTTCCTTAACCTTTTCATTCAGCTTTCTTTGTCTTGCGTCCGTTCCATATATTCTCCATAACTTGTCAAGTGTTCTTTTGTTTAATGCTTCTTCTATGCCTCCTATCAAATCATCACAATAGAGATAGCGATTACATCTTACCTTTCCAGCATTTTTACTTCCAACAGAAGTACATTGAATATTTGAATAGGCTTTCTGTTTGTCAAAATTTATCCTCTGTCTTTTTGCGTCCGTACTTTGCAATTTGACGTTTGGAAAAATTTCATTCCATGTGTATTCCTCATAATTTGTTGTAATATCAAGCACTCCATCATAAAACATTCTTGTAATGTCGTCAGAGTGGGAAAAGAAAAGGCTGTAATCTTTCGGGTGTCTGCCGATTATCCATGAACAAAAAAACTTTTCAAGCGTGGTTTTCTGCGTTCCGGGTGGCATAGATATTGATAAAATATCCAGTTTATCATCTTCCAAATCCTGCATTGCCTGTATAAGCCCATGCTTATTTAACTGTTTTCTCTTAGGAGAATAAAACCTCTCGCTTATCTCTCTTTTCTTTTCAAGATACAGAAGATAACTCTCAAATTTATACGGAGCTTCCAACTTCAATATCTCATACCACTTATCCACCATTTCATGCCCTGTCTTGTTGGCAAAGCAGAATTTTTCAAGCTCCCATATGTCGCCGCCCGCACCGTTAATGACATACTGGTTTATCAGTTCTTTTGCCCTCGGTGCGATTTTAAGAGCGGTTTCTATGTCGTTGTCTTTTTCGTTTGCCCAGAAGACGGCAGTAAAATAAGCCTCAACCACTTCCAGACTGATTCCATGATTTTCAATGAATTTTTCATACTGATTTAGTGCTGATTGTAATTCCTTAGACACAAAAATGACGCTCCTTTCTGCTATTCAGCAAAAATAAAGCGCCATTTCGCTTGATACATACACCCTCTTGCGTATGCCATTAGATATTTTCTTTGTAAAATATTTTATATCCGTGCGTTTTCTTCATTTTTCCTCTAACGCACTTATTTACATTTGACAATGTTGTACCTATATAATCCGCAGCCTCTTTTTGGCTTTCAAATTCTTTTCTCTCTCCTGTTTCAATATTTTCAATAACAACAGAAGAATTTCTTCTTTTTCCAAGCTTCATACATATTATTTCTTCGTCTGTATATCCTCTTCTTACTCTTTCCGTTAAAACATTATTGCTTACCCCTAATATTTTAGCCCACTCAACAATAGTGTGCGTTTCTCCGTTATATGTGATTTTTTGGCTCTTTGAGTGAATAACTCTTGTTTCCCTTTCTTGTGGAACCGACAATATTTCTTCCTCTTTCCACCCCTCTTTCATTCTTCCTCGTATAGTTGTTATGCTCAACCCCGTTATCTTAGACCATTCTTTCATGGAATGGCTTTCTCCACAAATGACTACTTGAGGTTCGCTTTTATTGTTCTGTTGTTCCTTTTGTGTTATCCACCGACAGTTTGACGGTTCGTAATTTCCGTCATTGTTAATACGGTCAATAGTACATTCTCCACGCTCTGCATTTTCGTCATAACCAGTGGAATACGCCCATTCAGAAAATTTCTGAAAACCGTTCTTTCCAAGCCATTCCTCACACATAGTTATTCCTCTTCCGCCATATCTGTGATATTCTGCTTGATTTTCATTAAAACATCTTTGCTTCATAGAGGCGTAAATATGGTAAAGTCTCGTTCCTGTCATATTGTGTGTCGTGCAAGCCTCATTTATTCTTTCTCGCATATAACAACCGCAAGATTGAGTTCTTCCAGATTTTACAGCATATGTTCTTATGATTTTTTCATTACCACAATCACAGCGAAATAGCCATTTTCTATCCCCCATGTATTTTATTGCTGTTAATCTTCCAAAGTGCTGACCTGTTATGTCTTTAAATTTTCCCAATCATATCACTTCCAATCTACCAGTTATAATCTCCCTTGAAACCGAACCAAGAAACCTTATATTCCTTGCCCTCTACTTCGGGAAATGCTATAAATTCAGCAACAACTTCAAACATCAATGCCATTTTCAAGCATATAACTACTAATTTTTCTTTCATGGTAATTTTTCTCCTTTGTATCTTGAAATTGCCACGCAAGAGTGATATGGTATATTTATCAACCGCTTATGTGGCTTGGTAACATAAAACAGTCGGTGCTTTGGTCGGTGCAGACTGTTTTATTTTTTCTGTAAAACCAACTGTATGCCTTGCCTTATGGCTTCTGCTTTTGTGATTTTTTTCTCTTTGCAATACTCCAAAAGCCTTGAATGTGTTTCATCATCAATTCTAACTTTCACATCATGGTCTTTTCGGCAATCCGTTGGTCTGCCCGTTCGTGGACTCAATTTTCATCACCTCACTTTTGAGTTCCATAAGTCAATTATATACTTATGAGTTCCAAAAGTCAAGCGATTATTTCACAATCTTTTTATCCACCGCAAAAAATTTTATTCCGTCTTTTGATAAGTGTATTTCTATGTGCTTGCCCTTTAGCAGTTCCTTTGTAAATTCCTGTATTTTATCTTCGAGTTGAAGTCGCAATTCCCTCTCCGACATTTATGTACCTCCTAAAAATATTTATGAAACAACGCCCTTAAAGTCCGTTTCCATTCTCCGTTTTTATATTCATAACTGCCAACAAATACACTGCCTTTAATCATTGTGACATTATTCATTTCTACTGGCGGTTTTGGAATTTCTTTTCCATTCACAATAAGTTTTCCGCTTCTGGAATCGCATATCTGGCAATTCACAATTTTGTTTCCATTTCCAATTTCAATCATTTCCTCTTTCCTCTCCGTCTAACCATCGGTAAATGATGCATTTTACGCCAGTTGTTTGTGAAATATCTTGGCATGATGCTTTGAAACACGTTTTTCATTCTTTTACTTTCTTTCCTTGAAATTTTGAATGTTATTTCTCTGCCCTTGAAATATTCTGGATTTCTCAATGCGCTGTCAACATCAGAAACTATCTCCGCGCAATCCTCTAGGGTTATTGCGCCACCCATTTGCATAGGCTTTAATTCTCCGTCTGCCTCATAATATATTTTTCCATTTTCAATTTCTCCAGTCGGCATTATCGCTTCCCTCCAAACGCAAATCCCTCTTGCTGACCTCAACGCATTCTTTCCGTTTTTTCTCATTCATGCATTTTCTGGATTGGTTGTAGCGGCAGGTGGTTAGGTTGCACTTACTATCTGCGTATCTTTTAAGGCTCTCATTCGTAATTTCGATCCCCATTGTTTTTATTCCAATCATATCATTTACAATGCCTTTTTCCGTAATAGGAATTATTGATTGATTTATTCATTTTCAATTCCCCAATCTATGAATTATAGTGTACCTTAAACCCTTTCGTCGCATATTCCGCAACGTCTTTCTTCAATTCCTCTTTGCTATCAAACGTATCTTTCCGCAGTTCGCAGATACCTTCTTTTTCAACAGCATATATGCCGCATGGGATTTGTTTGCTTGCGACTTTTAGAACGCCCTTATATTCTTTTCTTCCCATTTCGTAGACGCTTTCATTTAAAATTACTTTCATTCGTTACCTCACGATTCGATTTTTTATTGCTCTTTCTGCCATTCCAACTTCCGAAGCCTTTTCTCTCTTCATTACATGTACGCACCAGTCAGAATACACAATAAATTCGTTTGATCTTTTCTCATGCAGATATTTTTTGATTCTATTTTCCAATTCTCCCATAGCCTGCCCAATAGAATTATGAGAATATTCGTCCTCATATTCTGTTTCGTCCATGTATGCCCCAAATACAAACCAATCGTCCTTTATATCTTCAAGAAACTGTTTGTATTCTTCTTCAATCTCTAATTGCATTTCTCTTTCTCCCACTTCATCTATTTCTCTAATATCTGAAAACTTCTTTTCCGCAATTTGGGCAGGCATATGCCTTAAGTACATTTGACATACCTCTTAATTCATATCTTGATTCGCAATTCGGGCAAAATCCATTATTCCAATCAGTGGAGTAACATAAATTTACTACTATTAGCAGAAAAGCAATTGTCCCAGTAATTCAAAGTGTAAACATTTTGTTTTCAATCTCCCCTTGTTTCCTCATTATGATTGCAGTAGACAAGCAGATGTTCCGCTATCTGCCTTAATTCTGATATGTCAAATATGCGATATGTATCTTTGTATTCCGATTTTCCTATAACAAGAGGCTCGCATTCTCCGCTGGCTGTTATCAGCAGATCCGCAACTGCAATAGGTTCTGTCGGCAAAAATTTTTTCAATAGATTTTCTTCTGTATAATTTTCTCCGTTGCACAATCCTTGTAAGCATTTGATTATACCAAAAATATAAAATTCGCTTTCCTCTTTTGCATTTTTCTCCATTTGCTCTCTGTAATCAAATCTGTTTTTATTTGATAATCTTTCAGCATTTATATTGCAATGCTCAAATATTGCCCTTGCCACCTCGTTTACGCTGTATCCGTATGAAAGCTGTATGCTTGACATAATCTGCTCTAAATATTTATTGTTTTCTTCAGTCAATTCATCAATCTTCTTCTGATATTCACTTATCTGACAGTCTCGCTCTTTCTTTGTATCATCAAAGTCTTTTCGGTATTTCTCGGATTCGGAATTATTATCTTTCCCCTTGTTCGCCCATTCTTCGCAAGTTGTAATCCTAATTCCCACATATTGATGATTGTCAATCATCTGCCTTGCTTCTTCCGTTGCCCTCGGAAGAATATAATTGACATATGTGTCAACCCTTGCTTTCATTCGTCCGCAACTTTCCTCTAACTGGTTTATTTCATTCTGTTTCTTAACACATTCTTCCTCCAGTTCGGAAATTCTGCGCTTACAATATTCCAAATCGTTCATAATTATTCCTCCATTCTGTCCTCATACCCGTTATCAAGTTCCCTCAAAACATCTTCAAGATAATATGTTGGCTTGCTCATGGTCTTTGTCCGGTTGCAAAGCACCCTCTCATAGTTATCTATGATAAATTCAATATCTTCTCCGTCATATCCGTAATTCTGGTAGAATTTCCAGAATGATTTTATCTTTGTAAGGAATTTTAGGAATTGTTTCATGAATTACGCTCCTTTGGATTTGGAATGTTTTTAACCAACTCTTTCATAAATTTCTCTCTTACTTCTTCATCATGCTTCACAAAATTCAAAGTTAATTGCTCTCGGATTGATAGATTATCACGCCTTGAATATTCTCTCTGCAAAAGTCCGTCATTTCCCACATACTCAATATATGGCGGTGTAATTTCGCAAGCACTGATACTTACTCCGTTTGAAACCAATTCTGACAAAATGGTTGAAAGGTATTCAACTACTTCTTCTTTGTCCCATTTTTCAAAACCGGATTTCGTTGCTTCAAATATTTCATCTTTACTCATTCTTATACCTCCACCAAAATCTCAATCAATTCTTCCTCGGAAATTTGTTTTGTATCTATGTAAAATCTTCTTTCCAACTCTCTTAATGTATCATGTGCAAATGCCCATTGTGCAAATGTTTCATATTGAGCAATCGAAACAGTGTCAATATAATATTTTGTCCTGCCGTAACTTCTCTATAGATTTGAACTATTTATGCTTACTGCTGAAACAATGAACTTGTCCGATTTGAGTTGGATGTTTTTGCAGTCTATGTCAAAGCTGTCAATTCCACGCTGTTTTAATTTAACCGCAAGGTCATTTATGAAATTTACTGCCTGTTTGCATGATGTGGATATGTATATTATCTCAAACATGGGTTATTCCTCCACTTTCTTAAACCCTTGAAAATCGGCAAAACCAAAAGAACCGTCTTTGCATCCATGCGCTGTATTCCCTTTGTCGTGTGGAAAAAGAGGGATTATAATGCTGAATTTTGCAATCTTTTTTATTGCTTCGTTTTCTTTGTGCATTTTCCCGCAAGAAAATATTTCCCCGCATAATCTGCATTTATAAACCGCTTGATACATCTGTTATTCCTCCGTCAAACTTCTGCCACACATAGGGCAATGCGTAACTCCTCTTAATGTTTTCCATTCCACGCAACTACCTCCATATACACAAATGCAATACGAGCCATCTGCAAATTGATATATGTGATTTTCATCTGGATAATGATTTACATCTTCCTGTGGCTTTCCATATATTTCTTTGCAAAATTCACACATCATTCTACCTCTCCCAACTCAAATAATCTCTGTCCCAATCGGTTCAAAACACCGTCCGTCATAAATGCAGGAAGATGATAATTTGTTTCATTCCCCTTGTTTGCCCCAAAATCTCCATCAAAGAACATATCCACCATTTTCATAAACGCATGGTCTTGCCCTATCAGCCGTTCAAAGTGTGAATACTCACTGTCATAAAAGCAATCCATTTTCTCTGTTATGCGTATAAGGGTTTCATCTTTCAGTATCGGGTGTATCAGTCCTGTTTTGTCCGTATACCGCCTAAAATAATGCTCAATGGTTTTAAATATCTCTTTGGCGGTTTTCTCGTCATAGTTGGATATACAGATATTGGCAAGTCGTTTCATCATGTCTTGTTCATCTGCTTTTTTACCGAGATATTTTTCTAATGCGGTTTTAGGCGCAGTCATCTTCTTTCGGTTTTCAGAAGAAGATGTTTTTGCCTCTACATTATCGTTAGATAATGTTTTATCCTTTGTAGTACTTAAATCTGTATCACTTAAATCATTGTTACTCTTAAATTTGTTATACTTATCTCCGACTTTTAATCCACTACCATGTGGATTTTTATCAATAGGGTATGTGGATTCAATTCCATAACCCTCTTGATTATTTTCCATTCCATCCGCAGAAGAATCCGCATTTTCGGTCTCATTGATAAAATCATCATAAAACTTCTGCGTGAGTTTGATTGTCCGTCTGTCTATCTCTTTTGTTCCCTCTCTGTATTCATAGTTCCTTTTTATGTATCCGTTATTTTCAAACTTCAACATCATCTTCTGTACAGTATTTTCTTTCAATCCAACAAAATCAGCAAAATGCTTGTTGTTCGCAAAGCACTCACGTTTTTTCTTTTTCGTCAGACTATATATTTCAATCAGCAGAAATTTTTCATTAGGCGTAAACTCCCTTGTAAGATAAAGTCTTTCTGGAATCCAAACGCCCTTAAAATCTCTATTTTCTGATATAATTATCTCTTTCTTTTCTCTTTTTACCGTTTCACTCATAAAATGACCTCCAATCCATTTTTAATCCTCCAAATTTATAAAAACAATAGGCAGGCGTTGGAGGACGCTTTTCAGGAGCTACCTTAGCCTATTGAATTTACTAAAATAAATTAAGATAATCTATCGGCCATTCCTTTTACAAACAGATTTTGTCTTTTGGATAAGCCTATGTTTAGCCGTTTAACAAGGCTGAATCCCCATGATAAACTGCTTCCTGCCCTTTTCTTTGGCGGTTTGTCCATAGATTCTCTCTGGATTCTGCTTATTGGGAAATCATCAGAAACTTCTCTTGGTTTTTCCCACGGAACATTGCACCAATGGTCTTTGAAAACATATAAAAAATCATTACAATCCTGCATGGTATGAAAATAAAAAGTTCCTCCAAATGTAAGGTCTTTTGCTTTTAATTCAATCATTTAATACCTCCGTACCGATAATTCCGTGATTATTGTGATAACAGCAGGCAGGCGGTCACGGTTCCGCTTTTCACGTTGCAATCGTTATCCTGCTGTTAAATTGCGGAGGGCGGATTTGAACCGCCGTTCTCATGGTTATGAGCCATGCGAGATAGACCGCTTCTCCACTCCGCTATAATACCTCTCTAACGCTCCTATTCTCCCAAAATAACCCTCTTTTGTGTTTTGACGAGGAATTGTAGGGTGTTGGGTTAAAATGGCTTAAAATTGATTTTATAGGGTTATGCTTCCTCAACTTCCCCGAACAACTCAATGTATTTTTCTGGCTGATACCTTCCTATATTTGACATTGCATACTCTATTGTTTCTGGTCTTATATCGCGATAGGCAGTTTCAAAAATGCTATATGTTTTATTTTTTTCATACTCCATATAATCATAATCTGTTGTCTGACAAGAAAAATAATTCCCCTTTTTCGTTACAAATAAAATTCTATAGTCTTCTGTCGGAGAAATAAATTCTGCTTTTTCGGTATCATACAATTTATTGTTTATGATTGTTTTTGCGTGCCTTGTTCTCCTTTTCAAAATCGGAAGTTCACATTGAAAAGATTTGTTTTCTTCTTCGGTCTCTCCCTCTTTCTTTTCCTGCTGAATTTTCTTCTTCCAAAACATTCAGATTACCTCCTAACTTCATTTGGCGGTTTATCTGGCAGAAAAAATGTTCCTGCCAGTGTTATTTTTAATTCAACGGGGCAGTGACCGCTTTACTCCTGTCTAGCGTAGTGCTACTACGCCACATCTGCATATCGGAATCGAACCGATAAAAGTACGGAATCGCTTTTGGTTATGGCTGACCGTTTTCTCCCATTGCAGAATGACGGATAGGGGAATTGAACCCACCATTACAAGGTTGAAAGCCTTGTTTCCTAACCTTTAAACTAATCCGCCATTGTGTGCCTTATAAACTACCCAGCGGATATGAATACATAAGTTCCTATGACCTATGCCCACACCGCCTCATAATACTTCCAGCGCACTATCCGCAACCAACCGACTACTGCAATCACGGTTAAGTCTTATCTACTGCGGATAAAGTTTTTCAGAAATCCCGCCTGCAGGAATCTGGGATTTCCTTTAGGTAGAAAATGTTGCGGCGTGGATTTGAACCACGCATGACAACGACTTTACCGCAACAGGTAGCACCGTACAGGTTCCTGCGCAGCCTTATTCATTATGTGTCTTGTTCCTAACCAAAGTGTGCGTTGTCTTATGCTTAAGCGTCTACCCATTCCGCCACGCAACAACCAAGTCTTTCCTTGCGTCAGCAACGTCGCCCCGTCCTGCAATTAAGCCCCATACATACGATTATGGTATTCCTCACAGGCTCTCCACACCGCTAGTTGCTGTGACCACACCTTCAGCCACGCCCTGCATGCGGCACTTGGGAATCGAACCCAGCATCTCTGTATCTCTGTTATGAAGATTAAGCGTTTCATCCATTGAAACCTCTGCCGCACCGTCCAATTTATGTCTATGAGGACTGCATAGGATTTTAGTGTCTTCACTGACAAATGGGCGGATATATGGATTACCCATCAGTAAATTGCGCTCCACACAGTAGAGAACACCATATAGGATTACACCCAAAATCCCCACGGTCATTTGACTTGCCTTAACAGCATTCCACTATGGGGTTTTAGGAATTGTGGGATGGCGATTCTTGATTTTCCCCTTTGAGAATCATCCCATTGAAACGCTGGGGATGCGGTCTGCCGCGCGCCTTGCCGCATAGTGCGTTCGTACACATACAATCCCCAAGCCCAACAGCGAGGAATTGAACCTCAATCTGGCTGTTCCTGCCATGCCTTAACCAATTAGGCGACTGTTGGATAAATCGGCGACAACGAGACCAACAGACTGCCGCCGATACAATTCACGCATTTAATATTTTTTGTTATAATCCGCCATATCCGCAATGTTTGATAGTTTTGTGGGTTCATTCCGGTTTGCGCTCCTATGCGCCATTCAATATTTATTCTTCTTGCAGATATGGCTTTCGCGGGACCTCATGCCTTGTACGCAACGCCGGATATGAAAACCCTAACATATCCCCGCCGTACATCAACGCCTCTTTTAAGGACTTTTTGACTATGGCAATCCGTTCCGCGAGCTGAAAAACAATTATTACGTATATGGTAATAATCATCAAAACTCCCTCGCTTTCAGATTTTCAAATTTTGGCGCATATTCCCAGCTTTATTCTGCGCCGCTCACAAACGCCTCATTGATTCATAAGGTGCTTTTCTTCGTCTGCCATGAGCAAATTGGCAATCAAGGATTTGCACCTTGAGCTTGTGTACAGTGGGATAAATACACAAACCGCTTCTTGCATTGCCATAAAATTAATAAACAAATGAATAATCCGTTTTCATATCTGGTATTTCCACGATAATCTTAAATCTGTCATTGGGACAATATGCGTAATTTCCGCATTCATCAGCAAGACAAAGTGTTCCATCCTCGTCAATGTGAAATCCCTCCACGTCGCAATACATTAAATGTTTCGCCCATTCCTCATGTAGTGCTATCTTTTCAAGTTCTGGGTATTTTCCCGTCTGTAAATCTATCACATCAAAACGTATCATTCTTCCCTCCCGATAATCCTGTCTGCAACCGCCTCTGCCACGTCATAAAGTCCTGTTCCTGCCGGAATTTCTTTTAATGCACTTACTATGCTTGCGACGAAAGCATTATACAACTCCTTGTCAGCGATAAGACTTCTGCGTAGCACCTTTATGGCATCCGTTACCGTTTCTGGCGTAAATCTGAAACGAACATCTGCATTATCAATCTCTATATCTGGAAGTCCAATGGTTTCAAAAGTGAAAATTGGAACTTCGCCAGCGTTTTGTTCAAACTGAATACTGGTTGCCTTATTGCTTATCTCTATATCATCAATAAAGGCATGTGTTTTATATGAGTTATCCGATATGATTTTTACCATCATTTCTCCTCCTTATATCCGCTTGCATATATCGCCCGTGCTTGTTTCTTCGCTTTCTTCTTTGCACCTTTACCACGGTATGTCTTGCCGGATTTTCCAAATTTGTAACCGCCATTTACTTTGTGGACTGGCATAAAAACACCACCTTTTTGTTTTTTTGAAAATTTTTCATTTTTCTTTGGTATTTTGATGGATTTCATCGGGAGTGGGTTGAGATTTTGGCTTTGGTGGATTGTAAATTATTCGTTTTTCAGATTATTTTCCCAATCGGAAAAGCGTGTACGCATATCTCCATAAACTGCGTTATCGTCACTACTGCTATATTTCTTTCTCATATATACCTCAAGTATAACCATAAACCGATTCTGCAAAAAGTTTGATGGGCAGTCCTTAGAGTTTTTCTCTATCAGCATATGGTAGTCCAAATTTGGATAATAAGTGTCTATTAAAAACACATTATTTTCTTCTAAGAGCTGCAAAAGTTTTATACACGCATAATCATCTTCAAATAAATCCGATGCGTCGGAAACCAAAAGAACAAAATCCTTTTCAGTTTCTAATAGTTCTCGGATTTTTATCATGTCTGCATAATTATCGTATGCTTCTTCGCAAATCATTTCATCTATCGGTAAATTCATCTGTTTTGAAAATTCAATAACTTTGTTTTTGCGATTTTTAAAATTGCCGTCTTTATCTCTAACATATCCAAATATTTTCATGCTCAACCCTCCCCGTATTCTTCTAAAATTCTGTTAAGGGTTGGTCTTGAAATGTTTAACATCATAGCCAACTGTGCCTTTGTCTTGATTGTTCCGTCAACATATCTCTGTATCAGTTCTTCGGCGTGCTTGTCTATGCCAGTTTTCTTCCTGCCGCAATTTTTATACTTTCCCTCACGCTTGGCAATCTCAATTCCCTCCGCCTGTCTTTCAAGCATATTTACACGCTCAAACTCATATATTGCGGCAAACATTGTAAGCATGAGTTTCCCGGAATTGGTATTTGTGTCAATGTTTTCTTTGTTGCTTACAACGTGTATTCCGTTTTTATTGAGCCTGTCAACTATGTTTAACAAGTCTGCCGTGCTTCTTGCAAGTCTTGAAAAATCGTGAACGTAAATCACATCTCCGCTTTGAACCTCTGCAAGCATTCTTTGAAGTTCTGGTCTATCCATGTTCTTACCGGACACTTTCTCAACGTACCATTTCTCAATCCCGTGTTTTTCAAGTCCTTCAATCTGCCTTTCCTCATTCTGCTCTATCGTGCTAACTCTGACATATCCAATCTTCATGTTGATACCTCCTGCGTTTTTCTTTTATTTTATCACAAATCGCAAGGCAATGCAAGCGGTTATTGTCTTTTGACTTGCATTTTTCTTTAATATCTGCTATCCTTGTCAGAAAAGGAGGTTGATTGTTATGCCAATGAATAGTCTTACAATCCGTATGCCAGATGAGCTTCGTAAACAGTTAGAACAAGAGGCTAAAACAGACGGTAGGTCTTTATCCAATCTAATTATCAAAGTATTAAATGACTATGTTGAAAGTAAATCAAAGGATAAAGGGGAAAAGTAAAGTATATAATTATCAATGTTCTGTGTGGTATATATTATATAATTTAATACCCTTTTTAACTTTTGAAAAATTTTCAGGACTACTCTATATGAGTGGTCTTTTTCTTTTGGCGGAAACTTACGGTGCTTAGTAGGCGGTTGGCGGTGTTCCTCACAGACCCCCCGGCGTGCCTTTCCAGCCGCTCCCACGCTCCGCAAGGCTCTTTTTTATCGTCAATATGCACAAAAATCATGCAAACATTCGTTCTTGCAATCCATGTAAAGAAATGCCACGCCTTAACTTTACGCCTATATTGTGGTTCTATCCCCCATCCTCCCCAACATCTAGCATTTTAACCTCACCACCTCCCAGCTTCGGCAGTTCCGCAGCGGTCAACACTCTTTGCTTGGACTTATCTTCCCTAACACCCGGCATATTCCACGCATAATGCCGATTGAGTACACCTAGTACGCCCACAGGGTTCTGCCTGCCAGTTACCAGTTTGTTCGATAGGCTTTCTTCGCGAAAATCAAACAATTTTTTGTATACTGCAAAACTCGTAGAACTTAGTCTATCCTCGTTCCCCCATAATCTTATAGTCTCTGCATCTATCCCTGTTAAATTACTAAACCCAATTATAGATACCTCTTTATCATTCACAAAGCATAAATCTATATATATATCACATACACCATTGACTATCTCATAATTATAAGCATTAAAATTACTAGGTATATTATTATTATATATATTTACATTATCTTTAGATTTAAGTATATCAGGACAGCCAAACACATGTTTGTGAATATATCTCAATGCCCCATTCCAAACGCTTTGGCTCTCGGTTTTTATATCCTCAATGCCCTTCTCTTCGCAGAACATAGTCAAATACATCTGTATATCATTTTCAAATACCTCTTGCGCCTGTTCCCGCTCCTGCACTTTCTCCATGCTCTACCCCCCCAATCTGCCAAAAAAAAAAACCCCCCCACCACAACCAGCCAAGCCACAATGTGACCTGCTGATGCGCCGGGGTTTGAATCTCCGTCGGGTACAACTGTAAAATAAAACTGTATCTTAATCTTAAAAACCTTAATCCGTTTATTAAATTATCTATAAATCTACCACACATTTATTTGTCTGTCAACTGTGGATTTATAGAACATATGTTTATATTATATTTAAGGGCAAAAGAAAACCGCCAGAAATGGCGGCTCTCATCAAAACTCTTCATAGCCGACAACATCCCAGTCCTCCGGCTCTCCGTCCTCGTCGTAGCTGGTCGGCTCTTGAATCGGTCTGTAAGTGCTTTCTGTCCCATCCTGATTTTTTACTGTATAGACTTCCCCGTTCCATTCGGTGTCGATTAAAATTACACCGTTTTCAAGAAACACCGGGCTGTACATTTCAAACCCGTATGTGCTGACCTCCGGGAATCTTTCTTCAAATTCAACTTTTTTAATCTCTTTTAACATAATTTCCACCTTCCAGCCGTAACGGCTGCCTTTCGTTTTTTATTTGGGCTCTTGCCCTTTGCTTAAGTATATATTACCATTTTGTGCCTTATATGTCAAGCACTTTTTTGAAAATATTTTGCCTTATTTCAAAATTTTTTCTTCACGCTCCAGCTTTTCCGCAACCGCCAACTTAATAAAATTATTTACACTACTATACCCCGCTTTTTCAATGCGTTTTTTTGTGCCACTTTCAAACCGACAATTCACACGCTCAAATTTATCATCATATTTATATATGGCTTTTCTTTGTGCGTCTGTTGTTTTTCTTTCCTTTTCCATGCGTTCCGCTCCTTTCTGTATGGTTTCTTTTATATTACTTCTTTTTGTGCCTTATGTCAAGCATTTTATTTTATATCCTTATTATATAGATATTTTTATTTTGTGCCTTATACATATTGCACAATGAATTTACTAACTATGTGCCTTATATTTGTGCAATATTACATATTGCTTTTGTGCCTTATATATGCTATTATAATATTAACAAAAGAAAACAACGCATTTAAAAGGAGGTAAACATTATGTATTACATTAAGGATTGGTTTTTAAATAAAAATTTTAATGGAAACGAGAGATATATCATCAATTTAGCCATGATTGGCGGAGAACTGCATGAGGTTCGGCAGACTGAAAAGGCGATTCAGTTTAGAGCTGAAAGCGATTTCGGAAATTTTACATTCTGGTGTCCGAAAAGCTGTATAGAAAGTGAAGAAGAGGTTGAGAAAAGACGCCAGGAGCAGGCAGCACGATTTGAAAGCGGATTAAACTACAACACTACTCTGGTAGCGTTTGGAAAAGAAAAAGGAGTTAAAGGAATCCGCAGCGGTTTAAAAACCGCTACACTGATTAAAAAAATCACAGAGGAAGGGTTTGAGGTGCCTGCCAGAGCATAAAGCCGTCACAGCGGCTCTAAACAGTCCATTAGGCTGTGAGCGTCCGGCAGAAATGCCGGGGTTGGAACAAAATAAAAGAAAAATGGAGGATACGAAAATGAGAAATACAGGGTTGAAATTTACATGGGAAAACGGAAGTAAAAACAGCAATGCAATCAATATTTTTAAAGAAAACGGAATTAATTGGGAATACAACCATTTTGGAAATCTAACAGCCGACTTTTACGGCATCGGGATTTTTGAAAAAGTAGATTATAAACATCTCGAAAATGATGATTTTGAAATTTGCATCGTATAAAGCCGAAACGGTCAGGAATGACCGTCACTGACAGGATGGCAACCTACAGTCTGACGATGGCAGGCTAGTAAAATTTGAAAGGTGGCAGAAATTATGAAGAAAATAGAAAGAATAATGCAGTATGTAAAAGAACAAGTAAATGTTGATTTGTCAGAAGTCAGGACCGATTTCGCAATGAAATTTGAGCGCAAAAACGAAATTATCATTGAATATCGGGAATTGAGCAAAACGGAATGGAGAAAAGTCGAAGTGCTGGCGGCAACTAAAAAAGTAATAAGAATTGAAGATGTCGGCGTTTGGGGAAAGATGATTGCATTGACAGCCTGAACAGCATACACCGGGGCGCACGTCCCCGGCAGGCTTTTACAAAAATAAAAAGAAAGGTTAGGCGGAAAATATGACAAATTTATACTGGTTTACAAACGATGACGGAGAAAATGTTTTAAATGATTTTCGTGGAACGGAGCAAGAAGCCGTAAAGTATGCAGAAGAACAAGCAAAGGTTTTAGGCGAAGATATTTATGTAAATTGCGGAGAAGACATTGTTGATGTCGCATTTGCATAGGCAGACCAGCGGCGCAAGTGTGCAAGCCCCTTGACTGCCATTTATCAATAAAATTTAAGGAGGATATGGAAAATGAAAAAATATTACCAAATTTACGAGGATAGGAAGACGTATTTTCTTGAAATCGACCACGAGAAAAAGACTTTTGCAATCGGAAGTGTAAGTGGAAAGAAACGGAAGAAAGGTTATAGCGATATAGACATAACAGGATATAGAGAGCAAATTTTGAGAGTAGGAGTTGACTACAAGTGCTTGTCAAATTGCATAACTTTATAACTCCCACATTCAAGCGGTCAGCCGGTGCAAGTCCCGGCGGAAGTTTTTAAAATCCCCAGCCTCCAGGGATAAGGGGAGAAAGAAAAGGATATGACAAATAAAGAAGCCTTTGAAACGATAGGAAAAAGAGCGGAAGACCTCGTAAAGAAACCGGAAGTGCAAAAGAAAATGTTGCAGATTGCCAAGGAAAAAGGAAAGAAAGAAGCCGAAAAGTGGCTTTATATGTCAACAATCGCTACATTATGCGGTGCGTAGGGCGGCAATCCGCCCTTTCCACATTGACACGCAACCACACAGGAATTATAATTTTTGAAATGGAGGGATTTTGAATGAAGCGGTATTTTGAAACCTACAAAGAGGCAAGAGAATTTATGGAAACTGTAAATGTGCTTGATTATGGGATAAAAACAATAAATGGCCAGAAAAAATATTGGGTTCTATATGAAAAAGATTAAGCCTGCAACCTCAGGCTATTTTCTTGTGATAGATTTCAAACACTGTATTTTGCGATTTAAGGCGTTTTGCACTTTTACCCTATAAATTATCGTCAAATCAATTTCAAGCCGAATTTTAGCCATTCAGCGTTATCGCGGGGGATAATAAAAAGCCTACTTACTACAAGCAGACTTTCTATCATTTTCGCACACCATAACCAGAGCAACTGCCAAATATCGGCACTTTGATAATTCTTCAATCAGCTTCTTTTCGGTCATTTTTAAAATCAAGAAAAATATCTCTTGACTTGTAACTCGTAACAGTGTATAATGTAACTCGTAACAAGAAAGGAGGGATAAAAGATTTCACCAAAAAGTAGAGCCGATTACATGAAAGAGCGACGGAAAACAACGAGGAATTTCAGTGTTGAGGTTGACAGGGAAAAGTTTGACCGATTAGAAAATAAGTTATCGGAAAAGAACACAACCAAAAAAGAGTGGCTTAATCAGAAAATCGACGAGGAACTAAAGGAATAGAGCGTTTCGCCCCTACCACAGTTTGAAAACGCTCTACACTGGCACACACCAAAAGGAGTATGCAGATATATTGTATCTCTTTTTGGTGCTGTTGTCAAACACTGAAAGGAGATTTTTGTTATGAGCGAAAAAGAGAAGAAAGAACACGCCGACAAGCTGAAAGACGGTATCAAAGAGTTTCTGGATTGCATAGACACTGATAATGACTTTGGACAGCACATTATCAAGCTGCTTTACGGAGTTGTCCGTAGCGGTTTTATGGAATATGGTGTTGGAAAGAAGAAAGGCGGTGTCAAGGCATGAGGGGAAAGAAATGGTACATCAGAGAAGTTATCTGTATTATGCGGCAGATTGACAATACTGTTATTCTTATGAAGATTTACACGCTTGCAAAGACGCACCTTGAAATCTTGAGAGAGAAAGAAGGTGCGGTATGACAGAGCATAGAGTTATTGAACCGCACATCAAGCAAGCCATACACCGCAGACAGAATAAAAGATGTGCGTATTGTGGCAGACACCGCAATATAAAATACATGACAGCAGACCACATCATACCGTTATCAAAAGGTGGCACAGATGATGTTTCAAATTTACAATGCACTTGCAGTTCATGCAACAACTTAAAGGGCGATATGCTACCTCACGAATTTACAGTGTTTATACGCAATATGCTCGAAAACAGCATGAGGATTGAGAAAGGCGGTGCTGTGTGAATGGGGAAATTTCAAGATTTGACAGGTCAAAGGTTTGGGGCATTAACGGTAATAGAAAGGTCTGCAAACAATAAAAGAGGAAATACAATGTGGTTATGCAAGTGCGATTGCGGTAAAACCTGCATTGCACTCGGTTACGATTTAACACATGGAAGAACAACATCTTGCGGATGTGCATATATGCTAAAAGGAAAACCGTCACCAAAAAGAAAAAATCTTATCGGAAAAAGATACGGAAAATTAACAGTAATTGGGCTTGATGATAAAAGAGCGAAAAATGGCGGCTTGATGTGGATATGCAAATGCGACTGCGGAAATACAAAAAGCATTCAAGCCGCACAACTTCTTGGCGGCGGTACAAATTCTTGTGGCTGTTCTCAATTTGACAATATGGAAAAGCAAGATATTGTTGGGAAAAAATTTGGAAAACTTACAGCAATTAAAAGGGTTGAAAACAAAGGGAAACATCTCTATTATCTTTTTAGGTGCGACTGCGGAAAAGAAAAAATAATTTCAAAAGAAGCGGTTGTTGAGGGAAAAACCAAAAGCTGTGGTTGTTTGCAACGTAAATCGCCGTCAAACTTTAAGGACTTGACAGGTAGACGTTTTGGAAGATTGGTTGTTCTTGAAAGAGCAGAGAATTATGTTTCTCCTTCTGGAAATCGTTCATCTCAATGGCTTTGCCAGTGTGATTGTGGAAATACAACCGTTGTAGCAACAAGTAGCCTTACTTGTGGAATTACATCTTCTTGTGGCTGTAAGGCTGTGGAAACCACAAAAGAATTATGTACTACTCATGGAATGACAAAAGAGAGAATTTACCATTTGTATTATTCTATGAGAGCAAGGTGCTATAATACAGAAGCAACATCTTATAAAAAATATGGTGCTAAGGGTATAACGGTTTGTGATGAATGGTTGGGAGAGAATGGCTTTATCAATTTCTACAACTGGGCTATGGCGAATGGGTACAAGGAAAATTTAACACTTGACAGAATTGATGGAACAAAAGGCTATTCCCCCGATAATTGTAGATGGGCTACTTACAAGGAACAAGCGAATAACACGAAAGCAACAGTATTTCTGACATATAAAGGAGAAACAAAGCCCGCTTCTGAATGGGCTGAAATTACTGGAATACCGCAACATTGCATAACACAAAGAAGGCTTAGAGGTTGGACTGACGAAGAATGTCTTACAATAAAACTGAAAGGAAGGAGAAACAAATCATAGGGCGGTTACGCCGCCCTACTTTTTAGAAGTGAATACATCAAATTGTCAAGAAGTGTTATGAGGTCTGTTCCGTAAGTAGCCACCCAATTTGCGATATATTCTTCTTCTTGGATTGGTATGTGTATTGAGTAAGAAAACATGAAGCAGTGGACGAGTTCATGAGCGATAATTTTTCTTAAAAACGCTCCTCTTGGTAATGTTGATACGTAAACCGCTCTATCGTTCCAATCCGTAACGGCGTGAGTTATTGAGCCATTACTTCTCCTTAACTTATCACTATGGGGATTTACGAATAAAATATCCCATGCAATGCCATTTATTTCAAACAACCATATCACCTCCAGCAATACCTTTGTGACCGTCTGTAAGGCTCAAATTTGAATTTAATTTGGTTTTGGATAGATTTATCCATAAAACGCAAAACAAGCCTTAAAACGTCAAATAAACGCTTTTGGAAAAGGGGAGAAATAATCTCCCCTAATCATTTTCGTTACTTTGCGAAAAATACTAACTTATCTTCTGGAATCTCGTCATTCCCTTTGTCTTTACCATGTTCTTCATCTCTGGCGGAGCGTCCTCAAGCATTTCGTCAATCTCGTCAAATACGACATTTAACATCTTTTCGGCTTCACGCATGGTTAATTGTTTATCTTCTGGCGTATTCCCTTTATGCTTTTCCTTTGTTTCCTCATATCCACGCTTTGCACGTTCGTAACGTGAATTTCCGCCCTGACTTCTTCCTCTACTTTCTCCGTCACGATAGCCGTCTTCATATCCTCTGCGTTGCCCTTCATCAAAACCTTTTGTCTGACCGTCAGAGTAACCCTCGCTGTAACCACGGGAAGAACCACCAGAGTTACCGCCAGAATTACCGCCACTCATGCCGGAATTTCCAGACCGACCGCTTGTGCCACCGCTATTGCCCGATGAGCCACTAGAGCCGCCACCGCTAAAATACATGCGCCCTGATGCACGATCAACATCACGCCAATATTCAGCCGGGT